TAAATACTCCTGCATGGCATCACTGCCAATGACGTTTGTGTAATCTGGTGCTTTATTTGCCATTATTAGGTGCTCCCAACTCCGCCGCCAAGAACAGACCCTTCGGTGTTGTATTCAGGATTGCCTGCTGAAATGTCGCCAACACCACCAGACAAAGCCCAACTGACTTTGTTGCCAAGCTTGTCAAGCCAACCTGTGTCTTTTGAGTTTGTGCCGCTTGCAATCAATGAACCCAAGCCACCAATTTGAGAGAGCACGGAGGGGCCGTACGAGCTGGCGGGGCCGTCGTACTTCTCGGTAGTCACCGTTGGGTACGTATAACCACGTAGGATCTGCGCTACGTTGCTTGCCATTGTGGTTGGTGCGTTGATCAAAGCTTGGTTCTGAGCCTGCTCAATGGCGCCGATGTCGGAGGCTGACTTCAACCCAGTCGTTGCGGCTTGCTGTTCCTGAGCGCCCAAAGTACCTAGCATTTGACCTGCTTGTGTTTGACCACTCATCTCACGCAAGGCGGCATCTAGGGCTGATTGATAACCAGCCGCACGACCTTTGTTCTGCTCTTGCAGGAGGGTTGTGTTCACGTCGCCCATGGTTTGACCCAAGGCGTTGGCGTAACGAGTACCACCCAAACCGCCTGTACCAACAAAGCCACCCTTAAGCTGGGGCAGAAGGTTACGTTGGACATTGGTAGCGCTTTGTACCCCCATGCCACCGATAACGGCGTTCTCGTAGGGGTTGTAGAACTTAGAGATGTCAGCTTGACTTACGCCTGTAGCCTCTTTGCCCACGTCGTAGGCTTCGTCCATGGGCGTCTGATAGCGCATCAACGCTTCTGGCGCATAAGTAGCCGTGTCCTTTTGGAGTTGGCTCAAAGGGGCTACATAGGGCGTTCCAGCCGTTTTAAGCTGTTCTTGCGTGGGAGTTGTGTATGCGCCAGTTACTGGGTCTTTTGTGCCCAAAGCCTGTTGCCCTTGCTGTGCAAGTTGCGTTAGGTAGTCCGTTAGGTATTGAGGAGCTACAGCCGCCGTTTCTCTGGTCGTCTGTACATTTGGTGGTGCTGAGCCTTGGAATAAGTCTGCCATTTATTTGCTCCCTACCCGTTTTTTCAGGTAATCAAGTGGTGATTTCAATGCTGGCGGTGGTAGGTCTTTTGGCTTCTTTGACCTAGCTCTCTCGCGTATAGAGTGCATCATTTCGTATAGTTTATCTGAACCTGCCTTAGTTGAGCCATTTCCCAGAGCAGAAACTACGTCCGCAGGGAATACAAACTCGCCGTCAGCCAACATGGCTTTGATGTCGTCAGACTGACCGTCACCCTCACCAGCGACGTGGGCGCCATGGCGGAAGTCCAAACGACCGTCTCCGCGTGGGAGGGCTCCCAAGGCGCCTCCAGACTTGACTAGCAGGGGTAGAGGCATTCCGCCAGAAGCCATCTGAAGGGGGGCGACGTAGCCACCAGCCGCAAAGCCTAGGGATCCCTCTTCCTCTTCAGACTTTTCGCCAAACAACGTGTCTAAGTCGTCTGGGGCTGTGCCGTATTTCCAATTGCCTTGATCTGGCATATCTGGTTCCTGTGTATTAACTTGAGGTAATGCTGGCATTTTCTCAGTATTCATGCCTTCTTGCAAAGCCTGAAGCTTGGCAAGCGGATCCACGAACTTATCCTGAGTCATGTACGCCTTAAGCATCTGTGGGGGAAGGCGATCCATTTCACCAGCCATAACCGCTCCGCCTAGCAAACCAGCGCTTAAAACCGCCTTCTTCTTGGTGGACGTCTTGGGGGTTGTTGGTGTGACTGGTGTAGCTGTTGGTGTGCCAGAGATCAAGTCATTGATCGTGCTGATCAGGTCAGCTTTTTCTACGGCTGAAGTTGCTGTTTCAGTTGCAGACTTTTTAAGCTGATCAATGTTGATGTTGATGTTTGTATTGACGTTGGCGTTTACTGCGGCGTTTACTGCGGCATTAATAGCAGTATTGGTGTCCACACCAGCATTCACAGCCGCGTTCACAGCCGCATTGACTGCGGCGTTGACGTTAGCATTTACGCTTGCATTTGTATTGGCATTTACGTTGGCGTTTACAGCCGCGTTGATTGCCGCAGTTACAGATGTTTCAATCGCTGTGGCGGCATTAACATTACTGCTCAGCGCGGTTGTTACAGCAGAATCTACGGTAGTTGTTATTGCTGTGTTGGCATTTACGCCAGCACTTGTAGCCGCCGTAATTGAGCTAGACACAGTCTTTGAGACGTCAGCACCACTTGTAATTGCTGAGCTGACAGTCGAATTGATCGCTGTGGTTGTGTTAGCGCCTGCGGTAATGGCTGAGTCAATTGAGGCTGTGACTGTCTGATTTACATCAGCACCGCTTTCAACGGCAGAAGATACAGCCGCTGTAATGGATGTTCCTGTATCAGCACCGTTGGTAATGGCTGAGTTAACGGTAGCACCAACAGCAATCTCAACGCTTGAGCCACCAGACAGTGAAGTCTGAACAGAGTTTGTAATGGCTGTGTTTACGCTTGCCGCATTACCAGAAGTAACGGCGGCTGTAATGTTGTTGTTGATTGTCGTGGTTGTGGCAATGTCACTAGGTGAAGTTGCAACAGCAGTACCCTTACCAACAGCTCCACCGAGCACGGTTTGTGTTAGCGCTTTGTTTACATCTGCTTCTTGTCCAAGAGCTAAATTGACAGCAAGGGATGACCCGCCCTCTTGACCACCTTCAACTACTGTCTCACCGACAATCTTAGATCCAGCTTTAGCGCCAATATTTCCAATTTTGCCAACAACAACGTCAGCAACCTTGCCTAGTGTTAACTGAACAGCGGCTTCCGCCATACCAGCGGCGGCGCCAGCTTTTCGGGCGTCTGACAAGGCGTCTGCATGGGTTTTACCAGCCTTGATAGATTCGTCATAAGTTTCTAGGGCGGCGTTACCAGTGGTCTCACCAACGTCCATAGCGCCTGTGGCAACCAAGATGCCTTTGACGCTACCCCCGCCGAGGAAGAGACCGGGCAACTCTTGCCTCAGCTCCACCTCAACCTGACGACCCAAGCCACTGTTGCCGTCCATGATGCGACCAGCCAAGATGCCTATCTTTTCCCAGCCTTTTGCGTTTTGAATCAGCGATGTTGTTTCATTCCAATTTTTGGTATCCACCACACCATTGCCAATGCTTTGACCAACTTTAGTCAAATCATTGCCACTCTTCACAAAAGCGTCTGCAAGGGGCTTGTTGTTTGTCAACAAAGCTATGCCACCTGCAACATTCTTTTCTAAGTTGCCGGCGGCTTCGTATGCCGTGCTCACACTGTTTGTGATGGGGCTGTTTGGGTTGTTCTTCAAGTAGTCGTTAGCCGCGGCACTGCTCAACTTCATTTGATTTTGAACGGCATTAACCATAGTGTCAAAAACACCCGTCTTTTCCATAGACGCTATTGCGGTTTTTTGAGCGGCTTGTTGCTTGGCAAGTTCTTCTGCGGCAGTAGCTCGTGCGGCTGTATCGCTTTGAGCGGCGACAGTCTTAGATGCATCCGTTACTGTTGCCAAATTTGCTTTGTTCAACTGATCGATGGTGGGGCCAGCCAAGTCTGGGCGTTCAGCGGCTGTAGCAGTTGAGTACTCCTTACCCTGCCATGTAAAGGTTTGTCCAGCACCCAAGCCAGCTCTTGCCGTAGCAAAAGCTTCGTTAAATGTTTTGGCGTTTTTGATGTCGTCTAAGACTGCGGTTTTTTGGGTTTCATTAAGCGCCTGAGTTACAGCCGTATTTGACGCACCCAATGTGTATGTCTTGCCATCAAATGTAAAGGTTGTACCTGTTGGGTTGCGCTGTTTAGCTAGATAAGCCGCCTCTTCAATATTGTCTGCTTCTGCGTTGCCAATAACTGTGTTGTTCCTTGCGGTGTTTGCCGCTACTGCCGCATCTACACCCTCAAACTCACCACCCTTTAAATTGGCGGCGGTGTTTGCTGTAAGTGCGTCAGACTCTAGCTGGGCAATCGTGTTGGCGGCATTGTTGTTGTCAAGCGTGTAGGTCTTGCCGTCAAACGTGAACTTGTTGTAACCGCTGTCCTCCGCAAATTTAGCGGCGGCATTAAGATCCATAGCGCCAGAGGCGTCAATGGTTAGTTGATTATTAAGCTCAGCAGTTACAGCGTCATTTACGGTTTTGTCGGCTTGAATTGCATCGGCAATAGTGCCTGTTTTGGCGGCTTTTGTAGCGGCGGTTCCAGCAGTCAAAGCGGCATCAACCAAATCTGTTAGAGATAGATCTCCACCGTTTTTAATGGTGGTTGAAATAACACTTCTTGTAAAATCTTGTTCGCCTTTTGTTAGATTGCTAAAGCCTTCGATGTTGTCAGTGATTTGTCCTATACCAACATCAATTGCGCCGCCAGCCAATGATGTAAGAATGTCAGCTTTGCCCTCGCTAGATACAAATTTTCCTACGCTTCTACCAATGACATTTGCGGCTTCAGTGCCGACAGTGTTAATTAGTTCTGTAGACCCAGAGACATTTCCAGCAATCTCTCCGCCAACGTATGCAAGCAATGTACTTTTAGCAATGTCCTCAACACTCTTGCCCATAGCGGCTTGAAGCATGGCTACGCCAGCGGGGCCTCCAAATTGAAAAGCGGCGTAATTAGCGACTGCGCCGAGAATAGGATTATCTGCAACCAGATTAACCAAATCGTTAGATGAGCCGCCATATTTGGAATAAAAAACAGGTTTACCAGAAGCGTCAAACTTAACGCCATACGCAGTAGAACCCTCCCCAGCAAAAGTACCGCCCCAAATATCGGGGCCGTTCTGGGAAGCTTTGTCGTAATATGAATTTATTGTTTCACCAGTTTTTACGTTACCAAAAGTTTCGCCAGCCGCAACAACTGCCTTTCCATCTTTGATGGTTACTTTTGATGGGTCAACTGGAGTAACAGTATCGTAGCCGTCATATTGCCCATAAACAGACCCAAGCTTTGCATCAGGAGGAACAAAAACAGTTTTGAGTACAGGTCTATTTTCTCCAGTTTCATAGTCGTACTGATATTCTCCTGTTGGTTGGCGAACATAGTTAACAGTTTTACCTTCTTCATCAGTTTGGGTAATAACTTGTTGCCCGTTGTAAGTTTTATAAAGTTCTTGTACAGGCTCGTACTTTGTAACTTTACCAAGATCATTGATGTCAGTAAAACCTTGCCCCGCCAACAGCACCGCCATGTCATAAGCATTTTTTTCAGCAGAACCGTAACCTTCACCGCCCCAATATTGCGTTTTTCCTTGAGCAAGGATCTGATTAGCTAGTTTATTTACTAAACCTGCTGTGGGCATGGTAGTAACAGCTTCATTCCGCGCCGCGCCAAGAAAAGTATCGAGTTCTCGTGCATCAATAGTTTTACCAAAATTCCAACTATCAATTTCAGCTTGAGATGGTGTTCTACCTAATGTATCTTGATACAGTTTAACTAGAGGATTTGCTGTGTCTGTGGTTGTGTCTGTTGCAACGCTTTTTGCATTATTAGTCGTTAAATTAGTGTTAGCTTGAGTAAGGGCGCCAGTTGCGCCTGATTGATTACCCAAATAGTTTTTAACGTAATTGGTGTACTGATCGGCGGGGTTCTGCGCCATGTAGTCAGTAACAGCGGTACTAAAACGAGTGTTAAGGTCTGCGGGGTTGAGTTCACCCCTTACTAAAGCGCCAACCCATGCGTCACGACCTTCTATATCAATTTGATTTGCACCTGTACCAACACCCGTGCGCCCAATTGTGGCGTATCGAGCATCGACCAATGCTCGTGCGGCATCGGGAGACATGGCGCTTGTATTATTAGTAGTAGCTTGCGCTAGTGCGCCAGTATCTGCACCTGTATTTGCAGGAGCGGCTACGGTTGGAAGTGCACTGGGAGCGTTAACAACAGGTGGCGCGACGTTTGCATAAATTGGACTGCCCTGCTCATCTGTGTTTGTATAGGTAGGGGCAAGTGCTGTTTGATACCTTTGTGCGACGTCGCCATAATTCAAGCCAGTGGCTTGAGCCATTTGCTCTGGTGTTACACCAGCTTCGCGCATGGTGGTAGCGATTAAGGTGTCATCCGCACCGGGGTTTTCATTTAACCAACCAAGAATGTCTGCATTTGATACTGGCATGTCAATTCACCGCTGGGTTAACAGAGTTGACAAGAGCTTCAGCCCATTCTTGCCAGTCGTCGTAGATGGAGGGGCCGGGGATGCCCTCATTCGTAAACACATCGATAGCTTTAAGACCAGCCGCCCACTCTTTCCAATCCGTGTTCGCATCTGGAATAGCCAACTGCTGTGCGGCGTACTGTTCGCACATGAGCGAAGCCCACGACTCAAAGGTGTGATACCTTGGATCGTAGACTGGATTGGTGTTGAGTATGGTTGCCATCAGTAAGGTCTCACATCACCGAAGTCAGCGTCTAGGATGATCTTACCAACTTGGTAATTCCCACCAGTCACGTTAGACACAAACTTCAACCTCAACTCACGACGCTGTTCACGCATGTCAACCTTGCCTGTCGTGGGCGTAAACGTGTACGCAGAAGATGTTACGTCTTGAGACTGAGCAAATGGTCGTCCAGTCACGTACAGCTCCATGTCACCACTTTGAATAAAGTCAGGCTCAACACGCTCCAATCGTAACCACTTGTTCTCGCCGACAGGGGAAGGTTGAGAAGGGCCTCCAGAGACCAACCCCAAGTCATTGGTTTCAAAATAGGACTCAATCGCAACCGATAGAGCACCACTGACCTTGTCTGTACCAATCTCGTTTTGGTACAAAGACACAAAGTTCATCAATGTGCTGACAGTCAGAACAAACCCAGCACCACCTGCAATTGATGCTGACAGGGTATTACCGACTGCGTAATTGACCCCATGACCATTGATCACCACGGCAGTCACAACATTACCTGCAACGGTAATATTGGCTGTAGCGCCCGTTCCTGAACCACCAGTTAGAGGGGTGTTGTTATAAGTTCCGTTGGTGTAGGCGGATCCAGCGTTTGTGATTGTCGCGGTCAAAATACCGCCTGAAGCGTTGATATTCCAGTCAGCGGAAATTGGAAATGGGAAGACCTGAGAGAAGTAACCAGCAGAACGCTGAGCACCCAAGGCTTGACCTGCGTCGTACCAAGTATTCTCACGCACGTTGTAGACAATTGCGTCTGTGCACTCTGTAGCTGTACCACGAGGATAGAACCACCAGATCTCACCAAAACGAGGAACCTTTGAGACCCAAACCTTCTCGCGCTGGGCGTAGTTCAGGTTGTCAAAGAAGTAGTTTTGGTTCATGGCGTTAGGGATCTCTTTTACAACACCGTTGTAGAGCAAGAACCTGTCAACACCACACCAATAATAGATACCGTCGTACTCAATCACTGACTGACTAGACAGAATAGAAGACTGAGAAGAGATCAAGTCATAACGCCAGTACTGAGGGGGCGTACCAGCACCACCGATGTATGACACGCGGATAAGGCTATCAAGGCTCCAAAACAGCCCAGAAGGCGCGTTTGAACCGCCCCTGACGGGTAGCCCTTGGACGATCTTTCCAGTCGCTACAGAGACCTCATTTGCGTCCGCTGAGACCCAATCTTGTACGTTACCTGCCCCAGAGTTCCTGATCAACCCATCATTACCGTAAACGAACACGTAGGGGTGAAGGGTAACCACGCCACCAGAGACTGATACGTTGTTGTCAAAAGTAATGGTAGAAGCACCAGAGGTTGTCGCGGCGTTGGAGATCACCACGTCTTGAATCTGACCCATTGTGAAGACCAAACCAGTCGTTGATCCAGCAGTCGTTGTGATTGCCGCACCACCAGAAGACGCAGACAACGTGAAGGTCGTCGCATAGTTGGTAGCGATGATGAAGTACGTCACGCCAGAAGTGATACCTGTAGCGGTGCCAGTGTTAGTGCCAGACACGGCTACTGTCTGACCAATGTACAGACCAGTTGTAGAGGTGCAAGAACACTGACCAGCAATACCTGTAACAGCTACCGCATTCAACACTGGAACTCGTAGGTTGGCAGAGACAACAGTTGTGCTAGAAGGAATACCAGTTCCCGTGATTGTTTGACCAGCGCCAATCAAAAGGCTCTGTGTCGACAGGTACATGGTTGTGGTGGCGTTTAAGAACACGGAGCTTGTGAACACGCCAAGAGCCGCCATCGAGGTGCCAGTGATGTCGCCACCCAAAACAGGAGTGTTGATGTTGTTGTCGATGAGGGTCAAGTTCTGACCGGGGTGCGCAAGCAACAAATTATTCCCAGACCCACTCACGTCATAGAACGTGTCAAACTGCCATAAGTTATCTGCGTTTGCTGTGAAGTTTGACAGCGTCATGTCCGTGATACCAGAACCCGTTCCAGTACTGCTGATTGGAAGCAACTGTAAGCCACCAGAGTATCCACTAAACACGTTGTTAAAGTTCTGCTGTGGGTTGAGGTACATCCCGCGAGAGGGGCCTGCCAGATCGTTCACAATCTCACGATACCCACCCATCTTACGTGGACGACCACGCTGAAAGCGAACCCAACGACCGTCGTTGTAGAACTCTTTGTCAAAGACGGTTCCGTCGCGCTGGATCCCCGGCTTCGTATCAAGGGCAAACACCTTCTTGGTCATGTAAACGTGCCCCCAGCAATTCCAGTGGTGAACGTGCCAGACCCAGTTACCGAGATCCCAGTCGCTGTTACACCCACACGCTTAGTACCGAGTACAGAGATGCCTAATTCACCAGCCGCAGGGCGATACAAACCAGTGTTTGTTTCAGCGGAAAAGTTAAGAGCAGGCGTTCCAACAGTACCATCCACCAAGCTGACGGTAGTTGCACCAGCTTGTGTGGTGTTGGCGTTAAGGAAGTTGGTTCCGTCGCAGATAAGGGTGGCTTGTTGCCCCGGTGGTATGGTTGCCGTAAACCCCAACCCTGTTGTCACTGTGAAGGTAAAACCGTTGTCAGTCACCTGATTAGAGATCACGTACAAGTTAACAACAGGCGGGAACGTCACCACCACGTTGCTTGTCAGGTTACCCACATACTCTTGAATGTTGTTTGCCGCCTCGTTATTTGTCAGCAAAACAGATCCGCCAGTCACGCTCTTTGTAAGTGCAGTAAACGTAAACTGGCTACTGACACCATAACCGACGGTCACATAAGCCGTACCTGTACATACAATAAATGCTGACTCTGTTGGGTTGAACGTCTTGGAAGAGTTACCGTCAATCAGCTCAGCACCAGTACAAGAGATCGTAAAAGACCCTGTACCGTTGTTCTTAAACAGCGTGAACCAGTTGTTCCCAAGCGTAGCCGCGGCTGGGAGGGTGGCTGTACCTGAACCACTAGACCACACACGGGTCTGAGCTCGATCAGTGGCGGCAAAAGTAGTTCCGCTTGTAATAGCGGCGCTAGGGTGGCTCTGGTTGAGCGTAGCACCACTGGCGACCAATCCGTAGCCTGCAAGGGTAGCGGCATCAGCAGAAGATGTCCCAGTACCAAAAGCAATGACACCCCAAGTACCTTGAGCGGTAGCGTTGGTGGTGATGTAGATGTACTTCGACTCACCAGCGGCTACAGACACAATGGTGTTCGTGCCAGCGTAGTCTTTAACCGTAAACGTGTTCGCACCGATGTTTCGGATCAGGGCGTCGTTACCAACCGAGGTTTGGTTGGCAGGAGGCATATACAGGCTCAAGCTACCAGCGGTAGCAGTCACCTGCATGATGCGAGAGGCGTAGTCAGTGCTGGTGGTGCTGTTGCTGGGCCAGTTTAACTGCGTGTTAGCAGACAACGTAACCGCACGGAAACTGACGTCCGTCGGCTGAATTACGTCACCAGTAAAGGGGCTTACGTAGCTCATGAGTCGTTCGCAATCGCTTGACGATCAGCCAGACGCAACTTGTCCTCAGCCATAAGCGTGTCCATGATCAGTTTGTATTGACCCTGCCACATAGGGATGCGCTCGTCATTCTTGAGGAACGGCATAGCCTGTAGCAAGGAACCGTAAAGCAACGCCTGTGGGGCGTAGATGGTGAACCAATTGGTCTGGTTAGAGCTGTCCAAAGGCTGAACACGCTCGTAGTACAAGACCTCAAAGGCATAGGCTACGTCAGGCGTAGGAGCTATGAGCCAGTTGGAATAGTCGTAGTCAGCGTAGTAGACGGGGGTGCCCGTCGCGGTAGGAGAAGGCCAGTACTCCCGCAGGTACTCATACCGACGATTAAGGACTGGCTGGCGCGATCCACCAACTGTGATGTTCATTGACACGGTTTTGTGCCAACGAGCTGGTTTAGCAATCGTAGAAGTCCCAATCACCATGTTGCTGGTGTTGACCGTCAGGTTGCCCAAAAACTTGATCTGAGAGGCTATAACCTGCTCAGCAAGCATGATAAACAGGGGGATCTTGTCCAGCGTAGCGGTGTCAGTACGCTCCAGATAAGACTGGATGTTTTCGACCAAGCTGTCATAGGTCATAACACTTGCAGTCGCCATGCGTTCACCTCGTAGATTCGTTGAGACATTTTAGTATGCCTTTTAACTTGTGACAAGGTTACTTGCTTGCCACACCCTTAGTCTTCTCAAAAGAACGCATACCAGCGATTCCCAAGATTCCAGACAAGATGACCCAAAGTTGGTCAGCTTCAAGCACTGGGGGAGGATCCATGCCTACTGGAACCCAACCCATAGCCTGCAAGTACTTCCACATCCACTGAAACAGCGGATAGAGCAGGAACTGGTAGCCCATAGCCGCAACGCCGATCCAGCCAATAGCAGGTCTCCAGCCGCTGACAAACACGCTAGAGGACGCCGCTTCGATCTTGTTGACGTCAATCTGGGCTAGGTCTGTAGCTTGGTCTATGCGCTTCTCTTCAAGATCGAGCTTTCGTTGCTCAATCTCCATCTCCATCTTTTCTTTGTCAGTGGTGATCAGGTCGCCTGCAACCTTACCCACGGCTTCAATGATTGATCCAACGGCAAGCAAGCTCATGCTAAACCTTTCAATGTGCGGTTAATCCAACCCTTGAGGAATTTAACCTGCACAGGGTTTTTGTTGCAAATTTCAACGTAACGGGCAATCTTAGCTAAGGCATAAGACTCCTTGAACCGCTGTCCATCCGTGACTTGGTTGAGCTTTTCGATGGTTTTGGCGCCTATTCCACCGTCAGGCGTAGCCCCAACGACCAATTGGGCAAGCTTTACAGCCATACCCATGCCAGCATTTACCCCAAAGTTAAAGATAGAGTTGGCGACCTCTTGGTTTGAGATCTCGTTGCCACGCATCTTGTCCCAGAACTCCACACGATAGAACTCTCGCACCATAGGCGTCAAAGACCCACCAAACTCCTTCTTGTCCACAAGCGCCCAACCGTTCCACTGTGGGTTCTTGTTACGAGCGATGCCAGCGTAGGTCATACCGCCTGTGTCGCCAGCGACTTCATGGAGGACGTAGCCACCCTCGTCTCTAATCATTTGCTCAAAAGCTGGTTCAAACTGAGCCATTACTGTTTACTCCTTGAAAGCATATTGCTTGCAATCTGCAACATACTGATTGCTTTGGTTAAGTCTTTGGGTTCTTTGTCCCAACCAACGGTGATCTGTCCAACAAACCTGCCCTGCTCTGGTGGGACACTGACACGGCACCCAAAGGTCACGCCCTTTTCGATGTACCAAAGCCCGATCTCGCTCTGAGCTATAGCGTATTCGCTACAAGGTATCTCGTTTGCCATCAGAGCAATCACATCACGATTATTGCCAGAACTCTGCGTAAACAGCCCCACATCCAACCCATCATGCGTTTTGTCTCGACCTTCTCGGGTGTAGGCGCGGAACAGAACCCTTGTCCCAAACAGCGGATTGACTTTGAAGATGGCGATCACGGTTGCATCAGTGTTCTTAAACAAGTGAGCCACCACGTCCTCAGCCCTATCCTCTGCGATCATTGGAAGCTTCTTGTTCTCTTTGTAAGCTTCAAACAAGAACGATTGATTCTGCCAGACAAAGTACCCAGAGAACGCAAACACAGCCATCAGCAACAGCGCAAACAGCTTGAATGGGCTATCCACATAGGACAGAACTTTACTTAATACATCTGCTGGCTTTTCGTCACTCATAGTCCAAACATCCCTAGTAATTTTTTAGCAACATTGTCTGGCAGGAAGCGGAGCAATCCAAGCACCCACCACGCCACACACAGACGCACGAACACCTTGAAGAAGAGGTCAGCTTGTTTTTGATACTCATTCACCGACCACACCTTGATCTAGCGCACAGCTCAGATATTTCAGCAATACCCCAACCAACTGCACCCAAAAGCATAACAATCACCACAATACCAATCGCCCACGCTAACTGCTCTTCTTCAGCTTCCTTGCGCTTCTTCTCATCAGCTTTGGCTTGACGAGCTAGGTGAGCATCCTCAATGTCCATCTGTTGCTGGCGCTCTTTGATCTTCTGCCACACGTCTATACGGCCCGTCTGCATGAAAAGCATCTGTAATTCGGCTTCAAAGCGTTTAGCCTCATCAAGAGCAACCTCGATTTGAAGAGCCGCACCAAGGTTTGATTTGTTGCCAGAACGCTTGGCTTCAACCATCGCCCTAGTAGCAACGCTCTTCGCATCGAAGAACTTGGAAACCATGGGGGCTAAGCCTGCTAAATCGTTTGCGACCTTACTAGCCTTCTTAACGAGCCCTATGGCGGCTTGTAGCCCTTCAAGAGCTGTGATCGGATCAATCATTTCCGTTCAACCTTTTGCCACTCAAGGCATACTACTTTGCGGTTGTAGACATCTCCTGTCCAAGCCCACCTCACACAACGATATTCATCTTTCTTTTTTTGACTGGAGGATTCTGGCATTAGCATAAAGATTACCAACAACCATTTCATCCCCAAATCCAAATGAGGGTGAACGTACCCCAGACAATAAAAATAACCAAAAAGGCCGCAACGATAAACGCTTCGACCAAATCCCTCATGGCTACAGACCTAAGATCTTTTTGACGAGTTCGCCTGCAACGCCCGGCCCAAACAACACGCACACGATCACCCCATACAAGAGGTACTCGATCTTTGTCATGCGCTTGTCCCCATCACGCAAAGAGCGATCTATGCTGTTGTAGCGCTCCGAGCAGATGGCTTCATGCACGGCAAGCTTAGTCTCCACTGTTTCCATCTTCAACCTTCGGCTCTGGAGGCTTTGCGGCGTCCTGAATTGCTTGGATCAGTTGGAAGACTTCTTGGTAAGGGCGTGTACCCAAGTAACCGAGAAGTTGGTTTGCTGTTTCAATTGGTAGTTGCAGTTTCATGTTTAACCTTATACAGAAGCGTTACGTAGAGGTGTCAGATCTTGGTTAGTCCAAAAAGTCTTGGCAACCATGATACGAAGATGCTCTTTGTTACGAGCAAAGCAGTCAGCCCATTCTTGATCTTCCACGCCTTCAGGACGTCCTGCATTGATCAAGTTAACTGAGTCCATTGCCGCCTTGTAATGCTGTGCAATTTGCTCTGCCGTTGGTTGTTCAATAGTGTCGTTCATGTTAATCCTTTACGGCTGTGTAGGCCAAGTGATTGTCCAAGGGAAACCAGACTGCGCAGTGATGTCGCGCAAGGCTTGGCGGTATGTAACCCAGACCACAGGAATCTGAATGCCAAGGCTGTCCTGAGCATTTTGGTCTATAGCTTTAGTCACCACCCAGTCGCAATCTTTAAGCATTTCAGTACGCTGTCTGCGTACATTTGCGGCTTGTTCTGCGTCTTTCATGGCCTTGTATGCGGCTTCGTCTGCCGCCGCTGTATCGCCTGTAAACACTGGGCCAAGGATGTACTTTGTGTACCACTTGCCATCAATCTGCTCTACGCCATCTTGCTGTGAGTATTGGTAGACAGTACCGCCTGTAGCTTGTGGGCCTTCAAACACAATGTCTGATTCAAAGCGATTGACCGCTTCTTCACTGATGCCACTTAATGACTTGGCGTAAGTTTGAGCAACCCACTTTTCCCATTCGTGCTGAAGAAGCACTTGACCTGTTGCGCGAATTCGTATTTGCATGATTTTTCCTTATGCGATTGCCAAGAATATGAATGTGCCACCAGAGGCATTGATAGCGGCTGGCGCAGTTGAACTAATCTCAAACCCTGCGCTGTATGTGTCAACATAGTCGGTGTTAGTTACTTCAGTAGCATTGCTGTTCATAAGCAAGTAAGGGTCATTGCCAGCAATAATGCCACGGGCTGAATCCCAGAAGTACCAATCACCAGTTGAATTTGAACGTTTAATCATTACAAACCTAGCACCACCTGTAAATCCACAGTCAATTTGAAGCGTTGTGCCTGTGCCTGTGTATGAGCCTACTTTGGAAACACCAGCGCAAGTAGCAAATAGGTATGCAACATAAGTCCAAGTAGATGCGTTTGTTTCGTTGTCAGTTCCAACAGTAAATACAGATGCTGTTGGTGCAACATAAGATGTTCCATTTCCAAAAACAGCGGCAGATGGTGCGCTCAACGCATCGGTTGCGTTTAAACGCCCTTGTAAACCGCTATTTAATGTGCAAAGAGCGCTCCAAGCTTGTGTGTTGCTTCTAGATTTAACAAATAAAAGTTGCGGCGCAACAGTCAAGTTATGCGTAACAGTCCTGTTTGTAACTCCAGTTCCTGTATAGCAAACCTCATCAAAGAAACTAGGCGCACGTTGCAGAAAATAACTTATAAAGTTAAAGGCTGGATAGTTAATCAAGCCTACAGTTGTATCAGGGCCAACATTTACACCAGTATTTGTGTATGACAAAACTATGTTTGCGTTAGTCCCTTGAGCATCAGTAAGATTTGACCTTAAATAAGTAGAGACACCACGCAACTTATCCATCCATCCTTTTGCGCCAACACCACGAGATGTTGAAATAATAGCATCAGGGGCAAATGGAATTCCAGAAATAGTTGCATTAGCACCAGTTCCAGTACGAGTAAGAGGACTAAACACACTAGTCCCACTTGTAGGCACTTTCATCGGGCCACGGCGGATGGCTATGTAGATGTAGTCACCGCTTCCATTAAGTTGTGCAGAATCAAAAGTAAAACCAGTAGCTGAAGGGAACCATCCAGAGCCTGTTCTATCTGTTTCAGCATCAGCCACGTTTGCTCGGACATCAACATCGCCTTGCATATTCCAACCACGCATGGTATCGGTCATAAACCACCCACCAATGCCGCTTGACTTCTTCAACATACAGAACTGCGGTTCATAACCAAGGCTGACCGCTGTAACTCCAGTCGCAGATGCAGACCCACAGCTAATCACATTGTCTGTACCAGTTAGGCCAAAGCCTCCTGCGTTGTGGGCGAATAGGTAGGCAACGTAGGTTGCGTCTGTTTTATTTACTTGCCAATCACTTCCTAAATAAATGTTTGTTGCGTCTGGGGATGAATAAAAATAACCGCCGCCAGAATCATTTGCTTGTGCCGCTGTAGTGTTTAGCTCAAGTATTTTTCCAGTAATACTTCGATGCCAACAAGTCCAGTTGTTTGATTCACTAGTAACCTTTACTATCATAAAACCTGGAACAGACCCAAGGTTGTGCGCTACAGCACGATTAGAAGTTCCGTCCCCTGTATAAGTCACAACATCAAAGAACTTTGGCTGCTTGCGGAATGTCCATGAGACGTAGTTTTTTCCAGTTTCATTCAGTAGGATTGGCGACCCAATAGAGTATCCATCTGTGTTGTAAGCGGTTAAGTCTTGGTAACCTGTGAAAGCACCTTGTGCATTTGTCGTGTTTGTGTATAAGGCTTTATTATTGCCAGTACCACGAGCGGTGTCATAAACTGTATTGTCGTAAGTTGCATTTCTGGATTTTGTCCAAACCATACCGCCTTTAGTTGACAAATCTATGCCGTTGGTAATAGTCTGTGTGGAACTATTGCCACTATAAAGCCAAGTTTGGAAAACATCCTCAATGTAATTAGGGATGCTCCCGCCTGCACCTTCGCCTAATAGTAATTGCTGTGTTGAACTCATATTAGGTCACGTTTCCCGAAACAACGCACAAGGTGCTTGTGATGAACAGTACAGTTGCTACACCTGCCGCCGCCAAGGTCATCGTGGCTTTGTCAGTGAATGTGCCTGCAATGTACGCCGTTGTGATTGAGCAAGTGATTGTGGCTGTGCTGGCAGTATTGTTAAAGATGGTGATAACGTCACCAGCCGAGAACGTAGCATCAGGAATCACAATTGCACCGCTTGCGCCAAGCAAGATGTACTCACCAATATCGGTTGTAGCCAGTGTGTATGAGCTAGTCTTGGAAGAGCCTGACTGTGGGACGGCTCTGAGTTTGCCGTTTCCGTCGTACACAACACCATTGGTATCGGAATAGAAACGTGGAGTGCCACCCCCATCAGACATCACGACATAACCGCTTAATGTGCGTATGTCTAAGCCGCCTTGGTTGCCGTTGTATGCGCCGACGATGGTATTCGTAGTGCCAGTTGTTACAGCGTTACCAGCGAACTTTCCCAAAAAGGTGTTCTGTTCGCCAGTTGTGCTGTAGCCAGCCCTATAACCAATAAATGTATTGTAGTCTGCTGTCTGTGAGGAATACCCTGCTTGATAACCCACAGCCGTTCCATAAGACGCTGTGGTGTTGGCTTGGAGTGCATAAAACCCAACAGCAGTATTTGCACTGCCAGAAGCACCTGAACCGCCAGAAGACAGGGCAGAACGACCAACACCAGTATTTCCGCTACCAGTAATATAAAAACCAGTGCCATAACCAACAGCAGTATTGTCATTTCCTGTTGAATTTACACCCAAGCTAAATGCACCGACAGCAACATTTGTTGCGCCCGTAGTGTTGGTTGTAAAAGCACTAGCACCCACCACAGTATTGGAAGACACAGCACCAGCACCACGACCTACAGTCAGACCGCTGATAGTGGCATCGTTGGTAACAGTTAATCCTAGTGTGGCAAGAACCGTTCCGCTCCATGTCAAGCTGGCAGATGCGCCAAACGCACCACTGTTGTTAAACTGAATCTGCGTGTTTGAACCAGCGGGAGTTGTTGGCGTAGTTGCGGCATTAGATGCCAACAACTTGACAGTACCTGCTGAGTTCTTAAAGTACAGCTTCTCATCTACTGTGTTGAGCGCCAACTCACCAGCGACTAAGTTGCCAGCAGAGGGAACAGCAGAAGCCGTCGTGCTGTAGTACAGCGATATAGGTGTGAAGTTAGTCGCCGCCATTAGAAGGTTCCTCCGAAGATGCCAGTCGTGGCATTCAATGTTGTAAATGCGCCAGTTGATGTCGTTGTCGCACCAATCGATGTACCGTTAATCGTCCCACCAGTGATTGCTACAGTGCCAGCGTTTTGCGTGGACATGGTTCCTAGACCAGTAATCGCCGTGTTAGGGATCGTGGTGGAGGCTGACATTGCGCTTGTACCGTTACCGTACACGTAGCCAGTCAGTGTCGTAGCTCCAGTTCCACCGTTTGCAACTGGAAGGGCTGTACCAGAATAAGTGACAGCCAAAGTACCGCTAGTTGTGATGGGGTTACCAGACACCGACAAGAATGACGGGACACTCATGTCCACACTTGTCACCGTACCACCGAAAGAAGGTGTCGCAGAGATCGTGATCCCACCAGCACTATTTGAGATGCTGACGTTTGTACCAGCGGTTAGGTTAGCTAATGTGTAGCCTGTTCCGTTACCAATAGCCAACTGACCATTGGTAGGCGTAGCTGTTAAACCTGTACCGCCGTATGCAACCCCGATTGTTGAGCCATTCCATGTTCCAGCACTCAGCGTACCCACACCAGTGATACCAGTGTAAGAGCCGCTCAAACGAGCTGTTCCTAGCGTTCCTGAGCTGATATTGGATGCGTTGGTAGTGTCAGTGGTAGCTGAAGCCGCCAAGCCTGATACAGCACCAGAAGCAATTGCAATCGCTGTATTGGTGACCAAAGTCAGTTGACCTTGAGCGTTCACAGCAAACACTGGGACTTGTGAGGCAGAACCGTAGGTAGCCGCGGTGACAGCAGTGTTGGCTATGTTGAATGTATAGGCAGGAGACTCGGTTAGACCAGTGCCTGCTGAATAGACCAAAGGAGCACCAAACTGAGCAAACACAATTGCTGTTGTACCTACAGTAATAGGTAGGGGTGTCTGTTGTACCCAAGACGTATTGGCTTGTGTTGCACCTGCTGTGATCAGGAAGAAGTCACCAGCATCAATCTTATCTACGCCTGTGCCTGCGGTATCAAAGTCTGAAGCACGAGTAAGGATGTACGGAGCGCCAGCAGATCCAGTCTGAGTAACCGTGTACACACCGTTATTCGCTTGCGTAACTTCGTTCTTAACCAAGATACGATTGCCAACGACAACAGCCACGCTGTCGACGCTCAAAGCGCCGTTTGCATTTGCAGTTAAAGTTGCACCAACACCAGAAGCTCCGTTGTTGTACGTATTAGCCGCTAGAGCTGTAGTTGTTGCCAAACGGCAAGACTGGTGGAAGTTAATACCAGACGCAATAGCATCAGCATAGTCTTTGTTGACAATGTCATTGCCAGTCGTAGGTGCGGTGGTGATCGTTCCAGTGGTCATTGCCACATTGGTAAACGTTCCAGCCGCGGCACTACTCGCACCAATTACAGAGCTGTTGATTGTGCTACCAGTGATTGTCAAACCAGAGGCTGTACCGCCTGTGATTGCAACAGCAGAGGCATTCTGCGTAGACATTGTTCCCAAGCCAGTAATGTCTGTGCTAGGAATCGTAGCGCTGGCGGTCATTGGGGTTGTACCAGTACCCTTGACGTAACCAGTCAGGGTGTTTGCACCAGTACCACCGCTTGACACATTTAGTGTGCCTGACAAAACAACGACGCCTGTTGTCGCTGTTGCTGGCGCTAAACCAGTAGAACCAGCGCTGAAGCTAGAAACACCACCAGCCAAAGTGAAGCTATTCCAAGCTCCATTTGCATAACCCTCGAAGACTTGGGAGTCAGTGTTGTAGCGGATCTGACCACTAGCACCAGCAGGTTTTTGAGCTGTAGTGCCGTTGGGAACGGTGACGGCGCCCGTCCCGGGGAACTGGGCGTTGTCCGCAATCCCAAAGATAGGCGCACCAGACGCTCCATCTCCATTTGTGATGGTGATCTGATTTGCAACGCCAGTCATAATCCGTGGAGACACTGTCGTCCCACCACCAGTCATGGCTAACATACCATTGCCAGACAAAGCCGCTACAGAAGCCGCTACGCCACTCAAGGCAAGCGTTGGGTTACCACCAGTACCATCGGCATTAGAAACGCTTAAACCAGCTCCTGACGTGGCTATGGAGCGGTTAATCAAGGTGCTAGAGCTGTCCTTAACAACAATGCCACCACCAAGCGCATTTAATTGGGAAACCGCTCCAGACAGAGAGATTTGATAGAAAGACTGTGCACCACCATCAGTTAACGTGATGCCTGAGTTGGTAGACAGGTATCGGCTGTTAGCCAGTGTAGGCTCTTGGTTCTTTGTAAGGAACGTCTGAGTTTGGTTTGGCGAAGATGAAATGGCGCTTGTCGTGGTCTGTACGGTCTGTCCATTTTGGACAATAGGTACGAGCTCCGTGCCCGTAATCGCGCCAGCCGTTGGTAGTTGGGTAATCGTTACTTGTGCGGACATATTATGGGCTCAGTTGGTCTAGGTTACCGTTGTTCTCAGGATCCTGAGTGTTACCCTCTGTCGAGATGATGAAGCTACCACCAGTGATACCGTTTTGCGTAGTAACAATGAAGTTGTCATTGGCGGCAACGCTCACGTCAGGACGTGGGAATCTGATCGTTATTCTCTCAGTTTTACGGGCTGGAAGTCTATAGGGATCTTTCTCATCGGCACAGCCTTGCCCACAGACTTGGAGTCCGGGGAAGTTCGGATCTGGTCGCATCTGGTCGTGGTCGCGCTTCATCTTGCAACGATCACAGATCGCTATCGATAAAGTAGCATTTCCACGAGTGTCCAGAAAGGTTGGCATTAGTGAGTTCTCCCTTGCGCGGCAAGAGTAGCACTGCGAGAGGCAACACGTTTGGCAATCTGCTCTGTCGTTTGTTTGCGACCTTTTCCAGCTTTACCGCCCTTGCTGAAGAAGTTTTCAGGCATAGGTTTTATTTTACCGACTAGCCATGGTGTTGGGCGTGGAATGCCCTTCAAGGGGCTTACATAGTCTTCGCCACGAGGCTTGCTCATTGGAGGCTTAAAACCGCCAACAGCAATGTTCCAACCAATCAATTGGTCAGGGCGAAGCTTGCTCTCAATGTCGTAGCAGTATTCAGGGTCTGCAACCAGCACAACCTCTTTAATCAGGGTGTCCCAGCCGTATTTGTTGATTGCGTTTGACAAGATTACATTGTCATGTCGTTTGTTCTTTTGAGCCCACTTGTGACCGTAATTCCAACGCTTGTCTGCATCTTTGGAAACGCCAACATAACCCTCAGTGAACATGTCACTGTGGTGTGGTGCGCGGATCCAATAGACGGAGCAAACGGTCATCGTGTGTAAACTCCTATGTTGGGCGCCAGATAGATCGGGCTACGATCGCGCTCTTCTTGCTCAACCATGTTCAGGTACTTCTCGGCTTGGCCTTCAAGGTATTGGATGCGCGCCATGTCGACGCCGGGCAACTCTAGGCTCATCCTGTGCGCCAGCATCATCAAGGTGGCTTCGTACCAGCGTGTTGGGATGTACAGCTCGTCTGTCAAAGCACCGACGTCCATGATCTGTTTGCTGTACCACACGGTGATCTGCACAAATGGGTCACTAGGGACGGGCCACAAATACAGCGAGGGCAGAGGAATCGTGCGATCAAACCAGAATTGGAAAGGCTGGTTTGCTGTGAAGTTCTTGTTTGGCAGGTTTGTGTAGTCGTCGCGGTTGAGGCGAGACATGGTGATCTCGGTGGAATTATTTCCAACGTAGAACTCACGCAAAGCCAAAGTCGTACCACCAGAGGCGCGAACGCGGTAGTACTGGACGGATTGACCGGGGTTTATATCCGTCCAAATCCACTTGTTATCCGTCACAGAGACCGTACCAAGGCTCTCCAGCGTCGACCAAGTGCTGTTATCTGTCGAGTACTCGAGCGTCAGCGTCCACGTAGCGCTACCACCACCTGCCACGTAGGGCAAGATACCGATGGAGCCAGCATAAATCTCTTGATTTGTACCAAAATTGGCTGAAATGTTCCCGTTTGCGCTAGTTTGCAGGCAGAACGTGTCCACGTCGTTGTCACCTACATTGCCAACAGTACCACCCGCTGAGCTTGTGTAGCTCGCGCTAGGGCGGCTCATGGTGCGATAGAGCACGTTTAGAGCGTCGTTTGCACCTGCGGGTAGGGTGTATATGTAGTTGTTCGGAGAAACGCCCAAAACGATCTTATCGATGGCGAAATACTGTATTCCAATGTTGATCAGATTCTGAAGCAAAAAGCTCAGGGATTGACGAGCGGACACAAGTTGCTCAGAGGTCAACTCTTCGGCTAATTTGCCTGCACGTCTCGCACCATGATCAATCAGGGTTTGGACATTGACTGTTTGACCGTATGTATCCGAGTACGCCATTGTTGTTCCTTACCAGCTTGGGCAGTTCCACCGTTGCATTGATGCACGAGCTCGACTACCCTTTTCGCTCTTTTCTGCTATAGGCTCCATTCTCGCGCAAAACGAGTCTCTGCGGGAGCCTCCTTGGGGTTGTGGAGCCTTTAAATTTGATCCTGTTTCACGGTTGTACTTGGCA